GTGTAAGCCGCATATTCCCGCGAATCTGCCAGCTCTTTTTCGCGTTTGGACTTTAGCTCGTTGATCTGTTTGACGTGAGCGATGTTTTCCTGAAACGTCAGTTCACGTCCGATGTTTGCCCTAAATTGGTACTCTTCGCCAGTCTTCCAATCGCCATAAACACCCGCTGGAACCTTGCCATCATGCAAGACATACCAGCCGCTTAAATCACCCTTTTTAGACCCTGTAGCGAAGCGGTGCAACTTACCGTCTGGAATGATGCTATCAGGTGCTTGGATGCAGTTTTCTGACATGTGTACACGCAGCTGATGCTCAGGAGGTAAAACTGGCGTATCTATCTGGACTGGAAAGCCATTGGGAAATATGCTTTTTAGACTGCTCATAGCTTCATGGCCCCAATAACCGCCAGCGCGACAGCCAACTCAGCCGAGTGTGAATTCTCTTCTTGCTTGTCGCCAACATTAGCCCACCAGTAGCCCATGCTGTCACGCCACGGAAAGCAGTTAAAACGCTTTGCAATTGGCCAGATCACCAGCGGGTCACGGTAATCAAACGGCACCCATTCGCCATCTACAAGACAGTTGATATTGTGTTCTCCTGACTTGTCAATGTAGTCATGGATATGGAACGGGGACCAGCCAATGGCGATGGCGAGTGCTTTGCTTGTTTCGTGGTGTGACATGATTGCCTTGTAAGTTTGTTGAAAACGTCAATTTTAGGCGTGAAAGCATGGTGAAAATAAATTTAAAATTGTTTCTTTTTTGCGTTATTGTGTGGCACAATAGATCACATCAACAACCAATAGGACAAACGAAATGAACAAAGACCCAATCATCAGCGCAAATATTCTGACAGCAATGGCTAACGGAATGGATTTGAAATCAGCTTTTGATTTTGTTATTGGTGAAGGTGCTTACGCTAAACTGGCTGGCGATGTTTATGATGCACTTCGCGAAAAACAAGGTTTGTAAAATAAATTAGCGCACTAAACCTGCGCTACAATAAAGACTCAACAATCAACAACCAAGGATAAAAAATGGAAAGAAATGAAATCATCCGCAAACACCCGCAAATAAACCCGTGCGATTTTGGCGTTCCAGAAATTTACCGTGAAATGGCAGAAAACTACGCAACATGGCGCGTATCAAAGGAGCGCGAGGCGTGCCTTTGGGATTGTGGGAAATTTATCCTTGCAAGCGAGGCTGCAATCGAAATCGAAACTAGGAGCAAAAAATGAAATACTGCAACAACAACTGCAATCAAGGGAGAGGCTGTCCTAATTGCGAAAAAGAACGCAGCCTTGTAAAAGAGGTTTTGATTGACTTGCTACTGTCGGTAGCTGGAGCTGGTTTTATTACTGGAGTAGTGGCTTATTTTATTGGGTATCAATTATGAAAGTTATAACAGCAACAGACGCGATGGTTCACCCGCGCGTCATGGCGACTATGAATTCGTATAGCTTGACGGTTGAGCGACTTATTGCAGAGCGGGATGCACTTAAAGCTGAGTTGCAGTCAATGCAAGATCTGTTTATTCCGCATGGCACTGGTCCTGGTGCGATGGATAAGATGATCTCGGAAAGCAATGCACTAAAGGCAGATGCTGAGAAGTGGCGAGCATACGATGCCGATAGGACGGCCCTCTATGCCGGTTTTATGACTGCTATGGGGGGATCATCATGACCGAAATCAGACCTGAATTACCGCCGCTGCCATCTTCATTGAAGCACGCAAAACTAGTGTTGCATGAAGTTGATGCTATCAAAGAATGGGGGCACGCCTGCCGCGCTGATCTAGTCACCCGAGTGCAAGAGCTTGAAGCTGCTGCGAAGTTGGCTTTGGATGCACTGATTGGTCAAGGCTACTACGACACAGCCCAACAGCGAGAAGCAATCGAAGCGCTCAGAAAGGCAGGTATCGAATGACAAAACAACAACTGCTTGACATCATCAAGCTGCTATCAGCACTGGAGTCTTGGAGCTTTGCTGAAAAGCATCGCCCGCCAGATTACTTGCTGGAAGATATTCAGAAATCAGTTGATGCACTTACTGTGGAGATTTTGAAATGAAAACAACTATCGAAGCGATGAAGCAAGTAAAAGAATTTTTACTTACGCTTTTGCAGAACTCAACAGATGTAACGTCAATTAGCTTAGAAATCCTCGCGTTAGATGAAGCCATCGCCCGCGAAGAAGCGCAGATCGTGGAGCCAATCGGGTATGCAGACCAGCATGGACGACTTTACGACATCAAAGTTATAAAAGCTCTCATGATGAATACGACTGAAATGATCCCAGTATTCACCCACCAAGCACCAGCCAAACAACCCCCAAAAGCTATCACTACGGCGATCATGCGCGATGACGGCGGCGAGAAACCTGTCTATCTGGTTGCTACAGGGGTAGTGCATGAGGGCCAAGAGACTTACACTCGCCATAATGCACAACCACCACTATGTGACGCTGAAAGGCTACTTACACCGAAATTAGGCAAACAATTAATATCAGTAAACCGCGATTTACTGATAAAAGAGTTACGAGCAATACCATATCAATGGTGTTCTACAGTTTACATTAATAATCGAGTAATTGAGGCTGCCGACATGCTAGCTGCTGATGCGCAGCACGATGCTTTTAACGATGCGTTTAGCGATGGACGGCAACCATGGCGCCAAGACGCGAAACAGGTGGTAGTTCCGAATGGGTGGAAACTTGTGCCAATTAATCCGACTTCTGAAATGTGTGTATCACTCCGCTTATTCCGAAGCCTAACATCTGAGCAGACGCATCGTGTTTATAGCGCCATGCTCGCCGCTGCACCACAGCCACCACAATCCTCACCAGAGAAAGAGCCTCATGGCTGGATGATACAAGGAAGCAATCAAGTATTTAAAGGCGAACACGCAGAACTAGACTCAAAAGCAGAAGCTAAACGATGCGGTGGAACTTGCTACGCTTACCCTATTTATTTGAATCCATGAGCAAATACCTACAAATAGCCAAGGCAATAGCCCAACTAAGCAAAGACACAACAAAAGTCGGAGCTGTGATTATTGGCAAAGACGGAAGCGGTGGACCTTGGGGATATAACGGCTCACCACGAAAGTGCAATGCAGACGAAGACGAACGGCGTGAGCGACCAGAGAAGTATTTTTGGTTTGAGCACGCAGAACGAAACGCCATTTACGCAGCGGCAAAAGCTGGGTTTTCAACCAATGGTACGACTTTGGTAGTAACTCACCCGCCGTGTATTGACTGTGCAAGGGCTATCGTTCAGGCTGGGATTGTGAGGGTTGTAGCAGCTAATCCTGACGCTGAATTTATGGCTAGATGGCTAGAAAGCACGGTTAGAACTAAACGCATGTTTGATGAATGTGGGATTGAATTTGAGATTATTGGAGAATCAACATGACATTTGAAGAATGGTATTCACTAGAGGATACCGAGCTAGAAGACAACGCGCCAAGCACCTATGATTTTGATTCTCATCATAAATACTGGCTTAAGGCTGCGTTTGATGCTGGTCGTAAACAGGCGCTTGAAGAAGTTAAACATTGCATCCTGAATCAAGTTAACAGGATTGATGAAGACAACTTTGAAGCAGGTGTTGCCTACTCTCTAGACTCAATTAAGGACTTGAAATGAACACAAAACTAATCTGGGCAACGCCCGAAGCTGACAAGCTTATCGCCTACATTGCGCGGGTATCAAACCCGGCTAATCAAGAAAACGAATCAATTGAAGGTTTGCTTAAATACATGATGACTCACAATCACGTAAGCCCGTTTGAGATGGCGAGCGCGTGCATTGAAATAACTACGACGCGAGACATTGGCCGTCAAATTTTGCGCCATCGTAGCTTTAGCTTTCAAGAATTCAGCCAGCGATACGCAAACACGAACGACCTACCAGACTCACCATTGCGAGAATGTCGCTTGCAAGACGCAGTTAACAGACAGAACTCGATTCAGTGCCATGATGGTGATATCAGTGATTGGTGGATTGCAGCTCAAGAAACAATTGCGTCAACTGCCTCAGACCTTTACGAATCGGCCTTAGTATTCGGTATCGCCAAAGAACAGGCCCGCGCCTTACTACCTGAAGGATTGACAACCAGCCGCATGTATATGAGTGGCACGCTTCGCAGTTGGCTGCATTACCTACAGTCACGCCTTGACCCATCAACCCAAAAGGAACACCGAGCCATTGCACAGCAAGTTTTAGAGCAATTGCGAGCTGTCGCACCAGTGACTATTAACGCATTTTTCCCGGTGATGCAATGACCTGCATTAGCTTTGGCGGTAAAAATCCAAATGATCCAGTTGGATTTATCTGCGTGAATGAACAACATCGTTTTCATGTAGGAAACCGATATATCTGGATGAGTTGGCATAACTACACTGGCCCATCGTTTTACACAATGGAAAAGTGTAACGAGGTCTACTACGAACCAAAAGACGAAAACGACCAGGTATGGACCGAGTTTTACAAATGGTTTGAAAAAAGAAACCAAAAAAAGGCAAAGACATGACCTGCCAACACAACGCCCAGTCATGCGTGATTGAAACCAGGCGCGACAGTCCAACGACGATCTACCGTGTAAGGCTTTGCAACTGCTGTTTTCAGCGATATATCACCGTCGAAACAATCTTTGATGGCGAGATGCCAAAAAGCAAAAAGAAGCGCGTAAGAGATTACGCATCAGAGAAAATCAGGCGCGAAGCCAATAAAGAAAAAGAGATGAAAATTTCACATTCTTCAAAAAATATTGCAAGCGTGTGGAAAAACACCCAGTAATTGCGCTACACTTAAAGCACGCCACGAACTGACCGTCAGACGGTGGCTAATTCAACAGATAGGATTCAAAAATGGCAATCGACCTTAGCTCTATCAAGAAGGGTAAAAACCTTCGTCCCCCTCGCATTTTCCTTTACAGCACGCACGGCATTGGTAAAAGCACATTTGCCAGCCAAGCACCAAACCCAATCTTCATTTGTGCTGAAGACGGCCTAGACGCCTTGGACGTGGCGCACTTTCCAATCGCTACCAGTAGCGCCGATGTCATGGAAATGATTCAGACGCTTTACACCGAAGAACACGAATACCAGACGGTGGCACTCGATACAGTTGACTGGCTGGAGAACTTGCTTAACAGCGAGATTGAAGCCGAGCATGACGCTAAAGAGCTTGCTTATGGCCGGGCTGCAATGTATTTGGCGAACAAGTGGCGCGACATTCTAGACGGGTTTAACGCCCTGCGAAACGACAAAGGAATGAACGTCATTCTCATTGGTCACAGTGAGATTAAGAGATTCGATAGCCCCGAGGTAGACAGCTATGACCGTTATCAGCCAAAGCTTCAGACACGATCAAGCGCCATCATTCAAGAATGGGCAGACTGTGTTTTCTTTGCAAATTACAAGACGGTCGTCAAGAAAGAGGACTTGGGATTCAACAAAGAACGAGGACGGGCTATCAGCAATGGTGAACGCATGATCTTCACGCAAGAAAAGCCAGCTTATCTCGCAAAGAATCGCTACAGCTTACCCGATAGCTTTTCGCTGAATTGGGGCGCGTTTAATGATGCAATGATTAAGGCGGTTGTATGAGAAATTCAAGTAATAGGCCGTTATTCGGTGGATCAATATTCAACCAGGAGTTGAAAAACACAAAACAAGAGCGCGAGACTGTGGTTAGCAATAGAGCAATGAGACGGATTGCAAAAAAGAATCCAGGAATCACCCACAACGTCTACATTCAAGTCGAAAAGAAACTGTAGGTTGTATGAGCAAGATTGAAACAGGTGGTACAGCGTTTCCTACCCGATTAACAGGTCCATGCCGTGCTCACGGAATTGAAGCTAAAAATGGAGAGCTAATTGAATTTACTGGTATGACCCTGCGCGATTACTTTGCAGCGAAGGCTATGCAAGCAATGCTCAGCACTGTTACGGAGGCCAATTCAAAAGACATCGCTCACATCGCATACAAGATGGCCGACTCCATGCTAGATGCCCGAAAATGACAAACATTATCAACTTCACAGAGCCACCTAAAGTGCAGTGTAAATGTTCTTTCTGTGGCAAGACTGAACACCAAGTTGAGCGGCTTGTTTCAAATAATCAAGCCGGAAAAGACGAACGAAACATTTGCAATGAGTGCATTGAAAAAGCAAATGAACTATTGAAAGGCGGAGAATGAACACATCAGAACTCTCAAAACTATGGCTTAAAGCCAAGTCTGACGAACACGAAGCGCAAGAGCGACGCCGATCAATCGAAGATCAACTAAGCAAAGCACTGAAGGTTGACGACCGCCTAGACGCCGTGCAAACGACTAAACTATCTGATTTCACTGTCAAAGTGACAACCCGCTTAAATCGCAAGGTTGACGCTGATCTGGTTCAGGAAATCGCAAGCGAGAACTACATGATAGATTATTTATCTCAGTTGTTTCGCTGGAAACCTGACATCAATCTGACTGCATGGAAAAATGCACCAAAAGAAGTAACGCAACAGCTCTCAAAAGCAATCACCACCACGGCTTCACGGCCATCATTTTCAATCACTACTGTAAATAAGGAATAAGCAACATGGCACACATCGGAATGAGTTTTACGGACGAAGACTTGGCATCCACTGGCGACGGTGACTTTTCACCATTGCCAGCCGGGGAATATGCAGTCACCATTGACGGCGCAGACTTGAAGCAAACCAAGGCGGGAGACGGCACATATATCAATCTGAAAATGATTGTTGACGGCCCAACACACATGGGGCGCATTGTTTTTTCGATGCTCAACATTCAAAACCCAAGCCAAAAAGCCGAGGCTATTGGCCGTGGTCAACTTGGTGACATTCTGCGCATTCTCGGAATTCAGGCGGCAACCTTTGAGGACACAGACCAGCTTTTAGGTGGTCAAATGATTGTCAAGCTGGCAGTCAAAGAAGCCCAAGGCGAGTACAAGGCAGGAAACAACGTGCAGGCTTACAAGCCATTGACAGGAGGCGCACCAGCCGCAACGCCTACACCCCGCGCAGCTACACCAGCCGCACGACCCGCAACTCCATCGCCTGCGGCTAAGTCGCCACCTTGGGCTAAGAAGTAAGTAAGAATCAGACCCGCTTCGGCGGGTTTATCAACATAAAAGGATTGTTATGAGTTACGAAGACTTTGTTAAATCAAAGAGACGATCAGAAGTCGCAACAGGTCATGCACCAGGAGAGTTAAACGAGAACTTGTTTGATTTTCAACATGCGATTGTTTCATGGGCTGTTCGTCGTGGCCGTGCTGCTATCTTTGCAGATACAGGACTTGGCAAGACATTGATGCAGCTTGCATGGGCTGATGAAGTATCAAACTTCACCAATGGGATTGTGGTTATCTTGGCGCCATTGGCGGTGTCTGAGCAGACAATCGAACAAGGTAAGGTTTTCGGTATTGAAGTAAATCGAATTCCGCAAGGAGAATCACCAACATCACCCGGCATTTGGATTACAAACTATGAACGCATTGGCGTCTTAGACTTCACTGAATTCAGCGGAATCGTTCTCGATGAATCGTCAATCCTGAAAAGCCACAACGGTAAAACACGGACTGCGATTATTGAATCCTGCCAGTCAATCCCGTATCGCTTAAGCTGTACGGCAACTCCAAGCCCAAATGATTTTGATGAACTTGGCAATCAGTGCGAGTTTTTAGGAGTCATGACACGCACTGAAATGCTTGCAACCTATTTCATCAATGACGCTGGCGACACGGGAACATGGATTCTAAAAGGATGGGGTCAGTCTCGATTCTGGGAGTGGATGGGTTCATGGGCTGTAGTGCTGCGTAGTCCTGCTGACATTGGCTTTGATGGCTCACGTTATGACTTGCCAAAACTGCAATATCACGAGCATGTAGTAGAGACTGATGTGGTGGGTGATGAATTGTTTTCACGCCCTGCTATGGGCCTTGCAGAGCGCCGCAAAGCACAGCGAGACAGCATTGAAGCACGCTGCCGCGCATTGGCTGACGTGGTGAATGCAGAACCAAATGAGCCGTGGCTTATCTGGACTCACTTGAATGATGAAGCTGATTTAATTGAATCAATTTTGTCTGACTGTATCAATGTACAAGGTTCAGACTCGCCGGAAGTCAAGACTAAAAACATGATGGCTTTCACGCATGGTGAATTGCGAATCCTATGCAGTAAACCAAAGATATGCGGATATGGTATGAATTGGCAGCACTGCGCTCGCATGGCATTCGTTGGTCTTGATGACTCATTTGAGAAGTTCTATCAAGCAGTGCGCCGCTGCTATCGATTCGGACAAAAACGAGAAGTACAAGTCCACATTTTCACGGCTGAAAATGAAGGGCAAATTTTGCAGAATATCAAACGCAAAGAACTACAGCACCACGAAATGAGCGTGAAAATGATTGAGCACATGAAAGACATTATGAATAAAGAACTTCAAGGTACATCGAATATTGTTGACGAGTACAAAGAAGACACGTTTAAGCGCGATAACTTCACAGTCCATATGGGTGACTGCGTGAAATGGTCGCTCAAGATGGAAGATAACAGCATTGATTATTCTGTTTTCTCACCCCCGTTTGCCGATTTATTCACATATTCCAACTCAGATCACGACATGGGAAACTGCCGTAACGATGCTGAATTTGTAACTCAGTTGAAATTCCTAATCAGTGAGCTATTCCGAGTCATCAAGCCCGGACGTAATGTATCATTCCATTGCATGAACTTGCCGACAACCAAGATGCGACAAGGCTTTATCGGATTGCGCGATTTTCGCGGCGACTTGATTCGTGCATTTCAAGATGCAGGATTCATTTACCATTCTGAGGTTTGCATTTGGAAAGACCCAGTAGTCGCAATGCAACGCACAAAGGCACTTGGGTTGCTTCACAAAACCATTCGTGAAAACAGCACCATGAGCCGCATGGGATTGCCTGATTACGTGGTGACAATGCGCAAACCGGGTGATATTGAAAACCGAGTAACGCATGGCGATGACTTGCCGGTGGCTATGTGGCAAAAATATGCAAGCCCGATCTGGGATGATATTCGCCAAGGACGAACACTAAACAAGATGCCAGCACGCGACGACAACGACCTCAAGCATATGTGCCCGTTACAGCTTGATGTCATTGAGCGGTGCATTCACCTATGGACTAATCCGGGTGACTTGATTTTCAGCCCATTTACAGGCATTGGCAGTGAAGGGTATTGCGCTGTCAAGATGGGCCGCAAGTTCGTAGGAACTGAGCTAAAACCATCGTATTTTGAACTTGCTTGCCAGAACATAGAAGACGCAGAAAAAGAGCAACAAGGACTGTTTTCAGAGTAACATGATGAACCCGCCTAATCAGCGGGTTTTCTATCAACAAAAAGGACAAACAATGTCACAAGACATTCAAGAGCTTATCGACGCTCACCACGAAGCCAACCAAGAAGGCCCACGCGGCCACATGGGATGTTCACAACTTGGCCATGCGTGTGACCGATATTTATGGTATTCATTTCGCTTCGCCGTGATTGAAAAGTTCCGCGGTCGCATTCTGCGATTGTTTCGCCGTGGCCAATTAGAGGAACGTACGGTAGTTTCTGACCTTCAAAACATCGGCATGAAAATCGTCAGCACTGGCACGAATCAAAGCCGGGTAGATTTTGGATGCCATGTATCGGGGGCGATTGATGGCATCATTGAAAGTGGCGTGCCGGGTAACTCAAAAGAAAAACACATTCTAGAGGTTAAGACAGCAAGCCTAAAGAAGTTTAAGGCAATGCAAAAAGATGGTTTGCAAAAGGCTAACCCTACATACTGGATTCAAGTACACCTTTATATGAGTGGAAAACAGATAGACAATGCACTATTTGTGATGGTATGCAAGGACAACGATGATCTATACATAGAGCAAGTGCCATTTAACGCTGACGTGGCTGAAAAGGCCATTAAACGCGGGCATCGCATCGTAAAATCTGACCGCGCACCAGCTGGAATTAGCACTGATTCGTCGTGGTTCGAGTGTCGCTATTGCAGTGCTCACGACCTATGCCACGGCTCAAAACTCACCAAAGAGGTTAACTGTAGAACGTGTTGCTTTAGCACCGCTATGAAAGATGGAACATGGGAATGCGCTCATTGGGAAATGACAATACCAGACTTAAATGCTCAGTTAGCTGGCTGTGATAACCACGTTTTGCATCCAGACATGACGCCAAATTGGGAAATGGAAGTAGCTGACACTGGCGTGATCTGGCTAACCAAAGAAGGACCGATACACAACGCACCAGAAGGCTATTTAAGCCGCGAGATCGTCGCCAATTGGCAGGCGTGCGCCAGTGGCGTGCGTGAGAAGTTTAGCGAGTTTGATGCTAGGGTTGTTAAATGAATACAGAACTAAATAAATGCAAAATGTTGCTGAAACATGCACATGAAGAGATTGAGGAATTGAAAAAAGATGCTGCAAAAAGCGAGCGCCGTGCTGTAGCATTCAGTTCGGCACTGCATAACCACATTCTTGCAATGCAGTCAGCTACGATAGCCGCCGAGATGGATGGTAGTCGTGCTGGAATGGCTTGGATTTATAACACGTTGATAGGACCTGGAAACATGCCGGGTATTGAATACGCAAAATCAATTGGCGGAGCGCAGGCATGGTTTGATGAAAAAACAAAAGATGAGGAGATTAGGATTGCTTCAATTTCACTGAGAATAAGCAATGAAGCTGCGTGACTACCAGACAAACAGCGTAACAGCACTTTACGAATGGTTTGAAAACAACGAAACAGGAAACCCTTGTTTATGCCTACCAGGCGGCAGCGGTAAGAGTGTGATTATCGCGGCCATTGTCAAAGATGCTTTGCAAAATTGGCCGGGTACGCGGGTATTGATGCTTGTTCACGTCAAGGAGTTACTGGTTCAAAATTCTGAAAAAATGCGCGCTATTTGGAAAAATTGCCCAATGGGAATTTATAGCGCGGCATTGAATCGACGTTGTGCAACAGAGCCGATCACATACGCCAGCATTGGTACGGTTGCGAAACGCGCAAAGGAATTAGGCCATATTGATATTTGCATTATTGACGAAGCTCACTCAATATCTAATGAGGAATCAGGAAGCTATAGAAGCCTTATAAACGACCTTTTGGCCATCAATCCTCATATGCGGTGCGTAGGGCTTACCGCTTCGCCTTATCGCATTGGGCAGGGTATGTTGATTGATGGTGAAAATGCTTTATTCACCGACATCATCGAACCAGTTACGATTGTTGACCTACTTAATCAAGGTTATTTATCACCACTTAGAAGCAAGCATACTGCGCTAACTTTATCGACTGATGGGGTTAAAAAATCAGGCGGTGACTTTATCGCTTCGCAATTGGCGCGTGTAGTTGATACTCACGACAACAATGTAATGGCAGTGAATGAAACAATAGCACGAAGCGAAGGCTGTAAAAGTTGGTTAGTGTTTTGCACCGATATTTCACACGCTGAACACGTCACTGATTTATTAAAAGAACGCGGCGTATTAGCTGAAGTGGTGCATGGAAAGCTACTTAGATCAGAGCGTGACGAACGAATCAATGGCCTTAAAAGTGGCGAGTTAACCGCATTAGTAAGCGTAGGAATTTTGACAACTGGATTCGATCACCCGGCCATTGACTTGATTGTCATGTTGCGACCAACTATGAGCCCAGGGTTGTATCTGCAATCCGCTGTTCGTGGCAGTCGTCCAGTCTATGCTCAAGGCTATGACTTAAGCACTGAGGAAGGACGTTTTGATGCTATGGCGGCAGGGCCTAAGCCCAACGGTTGCCGCGTTCTAGACTTCGCCGGTAACGTAGCCACACACGGCCCGATAACACAGATAACGCCACCAAAGCGCGTCGGTAAAGGCTCAGGAATAGCACCTACAAAGACGTGCCCCAATTGTGACGAGCTATGCCATGCAAGCGTCAGGCAATGCGATGCATGCGGACACCAGTTCCCACCACCAGAGGAAAAGCCAAAAGAGGTATATCTCAGGTCAGAGGACATCATGGGTATCGAACCCACAGAAATGCAGGTGACAAGCTGGCAATGGAAAAAGCACACAAGCCGTACCAGTGGCCTAGATATGCTTCAAGTCCGGTATTATGGTGGACTGTCAAACCCGGCAATTGTGGAATATCACGCAGTCAACCACACCAACTACGCCGGTATAAAGGCCCGTCAAACGGTTGCAGATATGGCTAAAAGGGCGAGCGTAACAGTCAGCGAAGACTTAGATCAATGCGCTTTTGACCTTACCAACGGAAAACCACCAACCATGATAAGCCACAAAAAGAACGGTAAATTTTTCAATGTGATTGATAGAGTTTGGAGCAAAACAGAATGACCATTTACATCGGGTGTGACCCCGGACTTAACACCGGCGCGATAGGTGCGATTGACCACAATGGCGAATACATCCACTGTTTTGACATTGAGAGCAATGGTGAGCGTGTATTACCACGGGTGTTAAAAATAGCACTTCAAGAGATTATCAGAAACCACGGAAACGATGCAGAATTCGTTATTGAAAGCGTTTTCGTACGTCCAGGACAGGGAATGTCCAGCACTGGAAAGTTCATGAGGGCAACAGGTTGCATTGAAACCGTAGTCGATCTATTGCTCTATCCTTACGAATTTATCACCCCGCAAAAGTGGAAAAAGCACCACGGTCTAATTGGTTTAGACAAGAAGGCAAGCCTAGAACTAGCCCGATCCAAGTGGCCTACAGCCCCGCTAAAGCTGGTTAAGCACCACGGACGTGCAGAGGCTTTGCTGATGGCGGATTGGTTACGTCACGAAAATAATTAAACAAATGTAGCTCATATCTTTAGATATGTGCTACACTAGAGACATCAACAACACGAAGGAAAACGAAATGACAGACCGTGAATTATTAGAACTTGCGGCCAAGGCTGCTGGAATTGACGTAAATTGTGTTAGCTCAGATGGTGTGCACAGCTACGATACGGACGTTATTTGGAATCCACTCACTGATGATGGTGATGCGTTTCGTTTGGCTGCTATTCTAGGGCTTAGTACCCGATATGAGACTTCATTTCCTCCGGATAGCAGTGGTGGCTCGGTATATGTAAAAGCAAGGCTTGGATATCCGACTCGAACTATTGAAGTAAATCATAGCTACTGCCGAACCCTTACTAAATTCAAGCTTCGTGAAGATGAAATTAAGTTCGCAGAATATATGTGCAGACCAGAACGCGACGAAGAACGCTGGATGCCTAGCGAAGAATCAGCAACCCGACGAGCCATCGTCCGCGCTTCCGCTGAAATAGGTAAATCAATCAACAACACGAAAGACTAAAATGGAACCAGTACAAATCCCAAACTTCACACAAGCTGATTTTGTAGATGTGTCAACATACATCCACTCATCACCTTCCATCGGAAAAATTGTAAATATCACGCAGCGTTCTAGCTCATTGAGTTTTCAACACTCAATGACACCGCAACAAGCCCGCGACATGGCTACAGCTTTGAATAACGCAGCCAACCAACTGGAGATGATGCTTTGAAATATACATACATTTTTGAAGGTGGCGAGCTTGAGTGCGAACTTGAATACGAACCAGCCGAGCGAGGCAGTCGTGAGAATGGAATGCAAATGGAGCCAGATTATCCAGAGTCTTGCACGCTGGAAACAGCAAAGCTAAACGGCATTGACATTGCGGAATTGCTTTCTAGCGATGTTGTTTCGTTAATTGAATTAGAAGCACTTAACCAACAGGAAGAATATTAATGACAGACAAAGAACAATATTTAGAAGCTTTGCGCGTGCGTCTTGAAGCCGAGGAGTTTTTAAACAAAAACCGTTGTTTTGACTGTGACAATCTCGACAAAATTAACGGCAACGTGTGCGTGTTCAATGGATCAGTACCAGACGATTACCTGTACTCACCGAATGAGTGCGATCAATACCACTTTTTAATCCCTTTTTAATCATGGCAAAAAGAAACGACACTGACGCCCGTAGGATTTTTGACCAAAGCATCATGACTACGCTGATTAAACTACGTGAACAAGGCCGAACCTATCACGCCATAGCTGATGCTTTAGGCGTTGGATACACAACTGTTTATCGCGCTGTTAACAAAATTGAGTCATACAAAGAGCATAAGACTGCTTAAAAAGGAAATGAAATGAAAACATCTATCGAAGCAATGAATCAGGCTGCGAAAGGTTGTGGCGACTGTTTTCTACAGGACTGCGACTGGCCGAGTTGCGTACCGAAAGTGAAAGAAGCCATCAAACGCGAGGAAGCGCAGGGGGTGGAGCCTACTGAATTCGAGCAATGGCTGAATTCACAAAGAGGTATGCGTGTATCGGAAGTGTTCCACGAGATTGTTGCGAGAGTCACCAGCCCTGCACCAGCATCAAAATAAACTAAACCAGTTACTCCAATTATTCGAGTAACTGAATCTGATGTGCTACAATAAACAATCAACAACAAACCAAGGTATAAAAATGGAAACAACCCGTAAATTCTCACGCACGCTTGACGAAGCATTTCCTAAAACGGTGAATTACGCATCGTCAATCACATCGTATAAGCGTATGCAATACGAGAAACTAGCTGACGTAATGCTGGCAGTTTCAATCGGTATCGGATTGGCTTACGCTGCACTGGAGTACTTTTTGTGAGCAAAGACGCAAGCCAAAAATACCCAACACTGCGCGTTCGAGTGACGCAAGAACAATACGACAAGGCTTACCGTTTGGGCTGGCCTTCAATCGCAAAAGACTTTATCAACAACACAAAGGAACCTAAAAATGGCAACCAAAAAGAAAACACCACCGCAAATGCTAAATAAATTCTCAGGAATTTATGACGGTGCAGAATTAAAGCGATTGGATGGGCGGCCTAATTCGATGGACGCTTACGACAAGCCAAGCATCGTAAATGGCGTGCGAATTGCTCACCGTCCAATGGTCAGCATGACTAGCAATGCGCGTACACCTTACGATTACTTTAAGGCTTGATATGAAAGAACAAAATATAGAGCGTGAGGCGCTGATTCACAGGATGGATGCGGTTATAAAAGCTGTAATTGGCGAGGGGTATCCGCTAATTGCATCTATTTGCCAAGAAGCCGCCGACATGCTAGCTGCTGATGCGCAAAACATTGTTGAACTGGAGAAACGGGTTGAGGCGTGTGAGTATGCAACCCACTCTATCGCACTTCACAAGCAGATTGCAGCACTCCAGGCGGAACTTGCTGATGCGCAGCAAGTGGCAGTGCCGCAGTGGGTTTTGAAAGAAGCACAGGATTTAGCTGCTTTCATGGCGCGAAAGTTTTACCAAGAAGTCACGCAGTTTGAGATTCTTGATGACATGGCGGGGGTTATTAGCCAAATGTCAAACATGGCTACAGGCTTGCAACGAGTTACTGCTACACAGACGCCAAAAATGTGGAGTGTTCCTAATCCAATAAATACCACTCGGGATTTTTCATTCTACGAAACGAAGACGTACACAGTGCCTTATTACGCCGCACCACAGCCACCACAAGCTGCATCACGGGTGCCGATGACAGATGATAAAAAATACGAAGCACTTCAATCACTGGATAATGAATCGGCATTTATTGCTGGTTTTTACAGTGGTGTAGATTGCGCCGAAACCCACCACGGTATCAAGCAATGAGAAAGTCATGCAAGCGCAAGCACTGGAATACATCGCCAGGTTTTAGCGCAGTCGATCATGCCATCAATGGTGCGTGCGTTATTGACGATAAATTGCTGCAAGATGTTCGAATCCGTGAACTGTCAGCCATTCAGTCAATGCAAGATCACACTGCTACAGAGCAGGACTTGTATGACATACTGGCACTTCACCAAATGACTGTAGTCATGTCCGAGAATGGTATCGGTAAGTTTGAAGTCATGCCGGTATGCAATCAAGCTCGTACAGCCATTGCAAACCTAATTAGACGTTTTGAAAAGTGGGGAAAGTTTGACGCACGAGAAAGCGAAATTACCATTTTGCGCGAGCTTTGGGACTGGCATGACGCACAGCGTAAAAGCATACCACGCAGCAAATACGGCAAGTATTTGGACCTAGCTATTAGCAGGCAGAAAAACAAAAAGTCAGAATTTGGACTTTTGAATGCTTAGGTGCTTTAAGTGTGGAAAGCCTCTTAAATCAGGCGGTAAGCACTTTTATTTATACGGCAAGGCCATTGGCCCAACTTGCTACGATGAACTGAAAAACAAGCCTCATAACTCACAAGCAGTTATCAACGATCAACCAGACTTATTTAAGGAAACGAAAATGAAATTTGAAACACTAGAAGCACAAGTAATCGAATGGGCCAAGGCTCGCAAGATTATCCCAAACGCCACAAGCCAAACCCAGCTTTTGAAGACGGTTTCAGAACTTGGTGAACTAGCAGACGCACTAATAAAAGGCGACCGTGAAGGCGTAATTGATGGTCTTGGTGACGTATTGGTGACGCTGATTATCGTTGCTGAAAAGGAAGAGCTAGACTTGGTTGCTTGCTTGAATTCAGCTTACCAAGAGATCAAAGATCGAAAAGGCACTTTGATGCCTAATGGTTGTTTTGTGAAGGAATGATGATGACTGATCGTGAATTATTGGAACTGGCTGCTAAAGCTGCAAATATTGAATACCAACGGACAGATGACGGTGAAGTTATCGAGTACTTTGGTGGAGGGCTTCAACTACCGTTTGACGGTGGAAAGTGGAATCCACTTACAGATGACGGTGATGCACTGAGGCTGGCGGTGAAGCTTGGTTTTGTTGTTGAAACTCCAAAATACACAGGCTTTGGCACTACATGCGGAAATCAGACCGTGTTTCTTGATGATCCACTTGAACAGACTCGCCATGCCATAGTTCGCTATTCTGCTGAAATCGGCAAGCAAATTCCATAACAAAAAACCCGCGTAATGCGGGTTTATTTTATTGTGCTGCTACACCTCTAGCTTTTTCATACGTTCGCAAAGCACCAAGGCCAAGCAATCCTAAAAGCACTGGCATCATTTCAGATACATCGGATTTTTGAAGTAAAACAGGATTTTTCAAAATTGTGCAAATTGTTGAAACAACAGATATCCCGATCCAATTCCAAGCGCACGCTATTCCGCATACCCAGCCGATAAAAGGACGCCAGCCAGATACGAAAACAGACGGGTTTGATGCCTCAATCTTGTTTACCTCTAGCTGACCTTGCACCAAAGTAACAGCCGCTGCTAATTGTTGCTTTTCGGCTTCTGATTTATCTGGCCAAATCTTACCTATGACGGTATTTGCAAGTTCAGAAACCGCGCCAAGTCCGGTAATATCAGCCATTATGATTTCTCCATATCATGCAGAACGCGTTGCGTTGTTTATTTCTATAGTCACAACCTTATCGTGAGAAATCGCTGACTTTACGAGTGATTTAACCAAAGAAACGGCAGGACGCGAAGTTCCCCCTACCAATGTTGTTTCAGTTGCTTGCATACCAAGCAAAATGCATCCCTCGGTGTCGGCACTACTATTGCCTGCGTGCATCCTTATGTATAGAAAACCAGGAACGTTATTCAGAGAAAGTGTATCAGGCCCGAATCGCATGGAATCCCCTAGTGTCACCCGGTATACTCCTGCCGGAATTGCGGTAGCTCCTTTTATTTTCCACTGGTTTACCGGCTTGCCTTCAATCTCGCGCACCTCGTCCTCCAAAGTGCAGCACACAAATACACCGTCTACAAATAGCTTTCCGATGGTAGATCCTCTATGCGAATCTCGACGTTGTAGTGTGAGCTTCATGCATCACCATGCGTCAGATAACGCCACTCGTTTTGCATCCAGTGCAACATCACAATCCAGCACATCATTTGATAACTCCATGTAATAAAGCAGCACCGACAACACCAATAACGCCAAGCATCCCCATGACAAGCCATCCAGCTTTTTCAATCAGTCCAGGCATTTTTACTTCAATTGATTGGATGCGAGCCTCATGGCCCTGCATTGTCTGAGCGCCTTCATTTAGCCTGATATTAATCACACTTTGACGTTCCTCAATACGCACCAGACTATTCAAAGTCTCTACGATTGTGTCAAGTTTAGTTTCAACGCGGCCCATAGTTGAGTCAGTTGATTTTGCGTGGTGCTCTAGGGCAATAATTCGTGCTTCACTCATTTTTACATTTATGTTTTAAATTAAAAATCAAGCGCCTGGACGCCATGAAATACCGTCAAGGCTCACGTAATTTGTATTCAACGGAGCAGTTCCGTCATTCAGGATGACTGTAGATGTGGCGCTATCAATGCCAACTAACGCCGTAGTACGAATGCCTGTGTTGAAATAAGCGATGTGTCTCTTATTTTGTGCTGGCTTTAGGTATGGAGGTAGCGTCACTATTGTGGCGCTAGGTGAAGCGCCCGCCTGAACTAGCCCTTGTAGCTCAACCTTGTATCCTTTTAATAGAACATCGAAAAAGCTATTGCTTCCGCCATTATTTGCCCATCCTGCATTCAGTGCTGGCGCATTTCGCCCCCACTTTGTAGTAACGCCTGACAATCTTTCGTCCCCGATCTGAAGCAGTGCCGTGTCGTCGATGTAGTAGGCTGCGCCAGCAGATCTTATTTCTACTATGCCGATTCTGATATTTGCGGCCCCCATTGCGTATATGGCGCTATTGACAACATTTGTTGCCTGAATTGATCCGACTTGTAGTTGGCACTCTTGCGTCACTGCTGTGTTTTTCCAGTACAGCGCCTGGGTGACGTTGTTGGCTGTAAGGTGTCCGACATAGCAACGATGGAATTGGCCAACACTCGCAATAAATGCATAATCTGTGACGCTACCAAATCCATCAACCAATATTTCACCAATTTGAATATCAGGTGCCGTCATTGCATCACTCGCCCCATTCAGGCATACGCCGTTGGTTTGACCGAATGCCTTGATCTTCCCAATTTGTACCGGCCCAGCAAATACCGCCGTTTCAGGATTAATCATAACACCGTAAGTTGTTTGCGCAGGGGTTGACCAAGGAGTTATAAGACCAGGAGGAAACCTACGCACATCTGCTGTGTCGATTGTGATATGACCACCCCAAGCATATGTATCTGATTTAATAATCAGACAATCAGCCCCGGCAGAATATCCCGTGATCGTCCCAACAGAAACATTGGTTGCTTTAATTACCGTAGCGTGTACGCCGTACATTCCGATTACGTTGTCAATCCTTCCGCCATCAAATCCCTCCATCAAAACGGCATGGCCCAGGCTTAGGCTATCTCGGCACAAGCCGATCACGTTTGATGCGTAAAAGTTTTTCTTGCCAACTAAAGGTGATGCCATATTAGGCTGTGCAAATGCAAACGCATCCCAAGTGCCACCCAGCGGATGGTTTGCCGAGTGCGTGTCAAGACCCCCGAAGTAAGTATCTACCGTGTACTTACCGAGGTCAAATCCGATGTCTTCTACAGAGAAGTTGTCGGCAAATGCGTTGAATCGTCCATAAATGACTGAGCCTCCATCAAGGCGATCAGCGTTGGCCGATAGATAAGGCATCTTGACGCCGCGAATCGTGACGTTTGCCGTACTCATATAGTTAGAGTCATACGTCCAATTGCCCGCAGGGAAACGGCCAACAGGGACGTTTACAACCCCGCCGTTAGTCCCCAGCGCTGCAATCGCATGGGCCAGCGTGTCATAGTCATCAAGCCAAACTTGTTTACGCAACTCGCCCTGCACTGTCGTTGCAATAGCACCAACGCCAGCAGGCGTATAAGATACATAAGCAGCATCACCACCAGCCAAAGCGCCTGTAATGCTTTTATCTTCAGTTCCTTGACGAACCAAAAACAAGTCAGTATTATTTTTAACGGTAGCCACTGGCAAATCAGACAATGAAGCCTTGGTTGCAGCTAGTTTGCTGATAATAGTTGGCTCACTTGAAGCCAATGAAAGCAGCGCAGCATTTTGCGCAATTAGTGCGCGTGTTTGCGCTTCTTCTGTTGTAGTCAATGCCATTTAAATATCTCCAAATTGTCGAGAGTACCCGACTACTTTCACATTAGTACCGCCGATAATAGGCTGATTGCCGTCAATTGTACCCGTTCCAAGTGTCAATGTGGCGCTTGAAATAACCTTGAATTGTGGCGCTGCGTCAATAGCTTTATAACCAATGGCGACCAAGTATTTATTTGAATCTGCAACGTCAAAAGCCTCAAGGCGAATCATGGCTTCGTCAGTCTTAAACAGACCTACTCCGCTTGCATCGCTAACAACATCACGGTTAATGCTTTTAAATAATTTGTTGAATAACCAGTTAAGCCATTGGGCAGGTAATGGCTGACCGCGTGACGTAGCTGTGGCAGGAATAAAGCCTACCGACAAAATAGCGTCAGGTGGCATGTTTAAATTTTGCTGACCGTCAGAATATGAGGTAAAAGTTTCTGCAAATGTTGTCATTGAAATACACCCGTAGTATGAAAACCAGTATCTAAAAACATATTGTCGATTGCCGAGCTAACGACAAGAATTGACCCGTTAACCTCGATCAACATTTCACCCGCTGTAATTTCAGCAGGAACAATTCCGCTAAGAGTTGCAATTGACAGTGCGAAGTTAGGAATATTTACAATCAAGTCTGAGCCATTAACGTCAAGGTAATTATCGTTGACGAATAAGTCAGACATGATAGATTCAGTGCCAAACCTAAATGGCTTTTCAGTGTAGCTAACCATCACTGGCACGTCAGATATTGCAGCCGGTGATAAGTCTTGAATATTTGATTGAATGACAGCAGGTACATTAGGACCGTTGGCAAACAAAATAGAAGTTGCCGGGTAAACCTCTAGGTATTGCTTGTCATCAGAATCAACCAAGTATGCCAAGCCATTAATCAATGCGCTTGGCGTACCTTCTGAAATGTTGACGAACACTCTGAATTTAATTGCCTGACGATACGCGTCATCATCACGTCCTTGGCGAGTCTCACCAACGATATACCCGCATCCGTCCAACTGAGCACCAATGGCGGTATCAATCCAACGCTCAGTTTTAACGCTGTCAGAAGTGGCTTGTAATGAGTCCAATGGCCCAACAATGGCCGTCAGCAACGCTAGAACCTTTGGCGATTGCTCAAATTGGCTAGTGATACGTGATAGAGCGTCGCTTACGTAACTCATACACCGACCACTGAAACACGGTTAGTCACAAACTCAGAGATACCTGCTCGCCCAATGGCGATATTGTTTGTCGAGTAAGTCGGAACATCAGTAGGCAGCGCCGTAATAGCCGCCTCAACCGTGATCTGCCCTAGACCTGTAGTAGACGCGTAAATAGGACCAAAAAAGCGCTGCGGGATGATATCGTTACCAACACCAAGCGTATTGCCATAAGCAAGCACAGCCGCCATGATTGACGCCTGAACTGAACTAATCAAAGGCTCTTCAGTGTAGAGTTCATCAACCGATACACGAATCCAAGCGTATTGAGTAATAGGGCGAGAAAACTTGATCGTTTGAGCATCGCCATTATCGTCAATCGCTTGGCCTGACGTAGTGCCGTAAGTCTCAATACCAGCCGGTTTAAGCTCCCAGAGCTTATCAAGAATGTCCTGCGTAGAGCCGCCACTCACGACAGTCTCAAAACTATGTGATGGCATTGAATCAACCACGTCAGATGTGCGATTTTCGTAAATCTGAACGGCTGTAATTTCAGGAACATCAGACAACAACCGGGCGCGAATGGCTTTTACAGTGGCACTACCCGTGGCGCGAATGCTAGTCGAATGGCGAGTGCGCAAATCAGCGTCAGACTCAACATCGCGGCCAGTCGTGCCAGCTACCAAGTTAGAAACCGAGTCCCACCCTAGAATTGGGCTATCAATGGCCGTTAATGCACCCGCAGGCAAAGCACTCGCACCAAGCTCAATAGCCGTAAAAACAGCAGGTGAACCCAGCTTTGTGATGGTCAAATTAGCGTCAAGCGTCAGAGGAAAATCAGAAACCTTATCAAAGCTATGCAAACGCAAAGTTGACCCGGTAACAGTCGCCGTGAAATTAAGCGGATTAAACGCCGATGCAAGGCCGTTAATGATCTCGTTAGCAGTTGCACTAGCATCACTAATGTATTGAGCCAATACGCCACCAGCAATGATCTGGTAAGCCACCGAGTTGACGACTGTACCTACCTCAATTTCAACGTCAAGCGCGTTAGCCCGACTAATAACCGTGTCGGCAGTCGTGGCATATTGCACCGACCCAGCGCGAGTCATAACACCCGTAGGTAACAAGGTTGACTCAGCACCATAAACACACGCCGTTACAGTGGTTGACGTAGAGCCTAAGCGCTCCAAACCAACGAACGAAACAGCGCCATCTAGGCTAGTCCCTTCAGCGCTGTACGGGTACATGCTGTCATAATTATCTTGCAGCGTCTCATAGGCATCATCCAGCGCAGCCGAAAAGATTCCAATGATCTGACCAATGACGGAATCAGGCGATGTATTAACCGGGCCTAAAGCATCTGCAAACCGTTGGTCATAATCCGCCTTGATCTCGGTTAAGCGTGGGCGCTCAAACCCTGTTGTATTAAGTGGCATTTAATTCCTTTTAATCAAATACATAATTATTGTAATACTAGAATGAATGGGTTTTATTATCATGCCGTAAAGTAACAACCAGTTGAAAATGCTCCCAATGCTGAAATAGTTCCAGAATTAAGCGCTAGGTTAAGTGTTGCGCCGCCGCCTGTTTTGCTGAAATACGCCTTAGTAAGACTTGGCGCTGCTGTTGCGCTAGCAAATAAATAACCTCCGGTTGATATAAGCGTCTCCCCGTTATTTGTCCCGGACATAGCTAGAGGCGCTGGCATACCAGATTCAAGCGTAATAACGAGTCCTGAATTAGTTATTCCAGCAACGGCGTAAAGCAGGCGGTAATCAAAAAACACAATGTTTCCAATGCGTTGCCAGCGGTATTTGCCTGAAAGAGTTCCGCTGGGTGCAGTACCATTCCACACTATGTTTGCAGGAGTTACATTCCCGCCACCCGATCCAGTTCCATAGTCACCAACACGCAGCAGGGGTATGGTTCCATTAGTATCCTCAAAAGACACTCCACCTGAAGAGTCTCCATAGAAGCGGTTTCCTGTATAGACCCGAGTCCTGTCGTTGATACTATTGCTCATTTTTCCGCTAAGCACATAACCCGGAATCGGGGCGTTTGCATCGATGATGATCTGGCTGTAGGTTGTCGTATTGGGTGATGCTCCGAGTAGCGACAAGTCATCCAGTTGCACCAGGCCTCCCTCGTATCCCGTGGCCCGTGGTCCAACCCGTAGAATAATCTCGTCATAGGCCGTGCGTATTGCCGCCGACTCAATGTTAAATACAGAGGTTTGGTATACAGCATACAGCTTCTCCTCACCAATATACTGAGCATCAAAACTTCCTTGATAGTTGCCAGATGCCTGATCAATCCACAAGGGGCATATAGAGAACCGATTAACGCCGACAGTCTGCTCGCTGTGAATCTTAGTGGCTGCAAAAGTAAGTTGATCTTGATTTTGAAGCACCATACCAAGGCCTCGATGATTCTCGATCTGCAATCCATCGAAGCTATTATCACTTCCGCCCTGCCCCGCTGCCGCTCCAACGCTGTGAACATCAATGGCAGGGCAACCAAACTCAACCAGTGACACCGTAGTAACAGCAGCAGCAGACAATGTGACCTGTGTTGCAGAAATGTAGGCTGCAATTTTTGCTCGGTGCATCCTTGCGTCTGCGCCCGCTCCCTTGATGTAAACCGTCAATCCAACATCAGCAGAGCTGAAGCATGGAGCGTCTGCGGTCATCGTCGTGCTGGTAGCGGATATTGAAACCAACGGACAACCGAAGTAAATACTAAGAGGCGTGGAGTCGGTGTAGGATGTGCTTACCGTAACAACCGTGGGACTAGTGTACGCGGTGATCCGGGTCTTGCGTCGCAAGAAGTTTGGCGATGAACCCCACAGTGCGATCGTGTGTCCGACATCTGATGCGCTAAACAGTGATGATGAGGCAGTCAATGTTGTGCCAGCTTGAAGAGCCGTGATGCCGGTCGTTGTTTTGTAATCCCATGAGTGACCGCCACTGAACAGTGTGATATTCTCATTTCTGGTGTTCTGCGGAGCATAAAGCTCGATTGCCGTGTTGTTCCATGACCCAAAGATGATGTTAGAAATTCGGCTTTGTGATAGCGCGTTGCCACCAATACCAATAGGCGAACGGTGCGCTGAATTGACTTTGGAAAACTCAAAGCCCTTGATGCTGACAGCTCGTTGGTATGCTGGAGAATTCGGGTTTCCAAATTTAAAAACGTACTTGTCGTGCCCCGAAAAATTGACCATAATCTTCGCCGTCTCAAACCCTGTGCCGCCAATGATTTCTCGGCGCTCACCACCTGTTGCGGAAAAATCAATTTCGTCTGTTACAAGGTATTTACCCGGTGGGAATACTAAAGATAATGGATTAATGGATGAAACCGTGTTCAAATAATCAACTGCCAGTTGAATATACGCGGTGTCATCAGACACGCCATCTCCCACAGCGCCGAAATCTTTGACGCTCACATTCTCCCGCAGCTTTGCCTGCACATTAGTGGCAACCGCTCCTGTTCCTGCTGGCATATAACCAACCAATGAAGCTCCGTCGGAATTAAAAACACCGCTTAAATCAGCGTCAATTTCAGCATTCTTCTCAGCTAGGAATTTTTGAATTGAAGGTACAGCAACGCCAGCCGTTGTGTTGTATCCGCTTGTCGCATTTCCATTGGCAAACTTATCAATTCGTTCATCATTTTCTTGAAAACGGACAACTGCCTGATCTAGTGATAATTTTGCCATTTTAATATCCGTGTGATGGTATTGTTATGTTTGTAACCGTGTTTAGTAAATCTTCGGTATACAAAAAGTTTGATGAAACATTTGCAGAAATCAATTCATTCAATGTTTTTTGTTGTATTTTAATGATATTCAAATTTCCGTATGGAGTTTGAACGTCAAAGTTAACATCTAAATTTCTAGCTGATCTATTGAAATCAAACTCAAAGCGCGTGATGGACTGAGCGCCGTCCACATCTAAAATAGACTTTTTCAAAGCTGCTACAGAACCAGCCAAGCTAATTTGCTTGCCAAGAATGTCAGATAGATATGGAGTACCAAACTCAGTGTCAAGAAACCACTCGCCAACCCACAATTTGAGCTTAATGGCCAAGTGTTGACGCACACGTTCAGCGCCGTCTAGCATCACTAGATCATTGTCAATCAAAACAAGATCATGGGTTACTTTGTCTAATGCAATATCAATCAAACTGGAGTCCCTGTATTTGATAACCCAGTAGATACGCCACTGTGGACGTGATCTGAGAATTCAATCCCGCCAATACTTGCGCCAGTGGTGAACGTAGCCTGACCTGACGCAATCAAAGTTGACGCCATAGATACAGCGCCAGCGTTTGAAAGAGTTCCACTATTGGATACATTTGGAGTCTCAATAGTGACCCCTCCAGGCGCTGTAATCAACAAAGCGCCACCAGAGGTAAGCCTCATTGACGCAGCCCCATAAAACACTGTTAAAGCGTCGTTATTTCCACTGTCACCAGCGCCAGCATTACCAAGGTCGCAAGGGATGCAATAAGAGTCTGAAATATCAAACCTGCGAGCATCATCAGTCCCATCTACGGCTTGTTGTGCGAACACCAAAAGGCACTTATCACCAGCTTTAATCGGCCCCTTAACACCCGCTGACCCGCCACTAAAGCTAGGCCAGCACACGCGAACATTTTGCAGGATTGGAAATGTCAACACATCACCATCAGCAAAGCGGCGTTTAGGCGTAGGCTGCACACTAGCGCGGCCATTGGCGTAACTAGTGATTACACCCGGCAGGCTAGTGTTAATTTCGTGCAGACGGCCATCTACCATGCTTTTTAGTGCGCTGATAAAGTCGTTATTTTCTGCCATATAACACATTTTATCCCATAAATTTATTTTAACAAAATTGAATTTTTGAGTGAAATGGAGCTATGATTCAGTCCTCGCAGTCGAAAGACGGTTAAGCCATCGGCGATAAATGATGGTGAGTGCTTCATAAATTCACTTTCAGTAGGATTCAGATTTATGTGACACCACGGAAAGACGTGGACTATCAAGTAAGCGGCGGCGTTGAAGGAAACGCTAAGTAAGGATGATGCAACGGAGCGCAGGGTGCATAACCCACCTGAACGCGACAAAAGAGGTTTAACCGACTCGTTAAAAAGGGGTGCATTTATCTGGTGGGTAGGTCTATTACCGGAATAGATCAAGCTGGAATCAAGCCCAGCCCGCTTACTTGATGGTTTGGTATAGATAGTACACGTTTGCCAAAGTACACGGGTAAACAAACGGACGCAAGAACGCTTAACGGCGTAATCGGCAACCATCAAAGTCTGGTACACGTAGACTTAAAGCGAAGTGGGCGCAGGTGGAATCCCTGCGGCTATCAATCATGAGCCTTGCCATATTTTGCAATCGGTATGGGTAAAGTCAGGGTTCATGATTGATGGTTTGCGTCGAATTGGTAAAGGCGACCAGAAACAGGTTGTGCTGTGAGGATTTTTGTGTAAAGCAATCTAGTGCTGGTTCAAATCCAGCAACCATCAAAATTTACGGGGTGAATGCGCAGACTGATGCGCTAGTCAGGTAAGACCATGTTGTCTTGAGCAACAGAAAGAAGCCAAGCCGGAGATCAGTACCGGCCATCCCACCATTACACGTAACGCAAAACCAACTGAGAAAACCAGTCAGCGCCGTGAGAATCACCGACGTGATTGATATTTTCCACGCGAAAAAATTCCTTATCAATCCCACGAGTATCCAAGCGCACATATCCACCCGGCTGTAATGCTGGCTGTAAAAGGCTTTTCACGCGGTATCCTTGAACCTCTAATTTCTTTTCGTTATTCCCGCCTTCGGTCTCGCCATAAGTCACTCGAACGCCTTTTTGTTTCGCGGTGAAGCCCTTCTTTGCGGCTGTCTTTTCTGAGTAAATCTTATGCTCTGTTTCTGGCGACTCAATCAAGCCGGTGTCAGGCGACAGCACGAAGGCTTGCATATCAACAGCTTTACCTTGTTTCAGAATCTGCAACTCACGATTCTGGATGCTCCATTCAAGGCCAAGAAAGTCACAAGCCTTTTTCATCGCTTCGCGTGAGCGCCCAATGAATGCGAATCCATCAGGATATGTCTTTGTTGCTATCTCACTTGGCAATGGCCGAATAGGTAGCTTAAAAGTGGATGCAATGTTGCTTAAAACCTGCTGTGCAGATACACCGGGCGCAAAGCTGAATGATGTTTTGGTATCCTTGTATTCTGCCCCGCCGTCTGACATTTCCAATTCAGTGACGGAATCAGCGCCTTCAATTCGAGTAAGCGCCCTAGTAACCGTACCAGTGAAAATGGTAATCTCGCCAACGTCGCGTTTGTAACCAGCTTTTAGAATCAGGATGTTGTTAACCGTCTCAACTAAAGCGCGTGAGTCTTTGTTTAGGTTGTAGATGCGGCAAGTACACGAATTAGGTGTGTCAATAGAGCCTTTCTCAATAGAGAATGAAAACCGTAGATCACGAATCTCAACGGCTTTACCGTCAGGCTTTCCAACAGTCAGCGAGGCTACACGATCAAATAAAGCCATTTAAGCACCGTCCCACGAGGACGAACCGCTATCCCATACAGACAGCCCGCTATCCCAGATAGACCCGCTAACAGCCGCTACTGGCGTTATGACAACCACGTCAGAAACGACAACATCAGGAACGTAATAAACCAGAGAATAATCACCCGTTCCGACTGATTCATAAAGTGCGCGTGAATGCTTGTTTTTGTTGTCGATGAAATACAAATCACCAATTGGAAGAAGTGTATTTTTAAACCGGCTGATTAGCGGGTAGTTTTTCACCATCTTGATATTTTCAAGAATGACAGCACCATCCCTGGCGTAAATTGACAGTGAAAAATATCCATACTTCTCATTCCATAGAATGCGCAAAGTGTATGGGTTATCACTTAAAACAACGTCAACTAGTTGGTCTGTCGTGTCTGCTAACAGTGGGATTTCGGCTAGGATCATTTGCGCTGCTTTTAATTTGTTGTTTGGTATACGATTTTCTTTGACTTAAACAATACTTCTGCAACGCTAGTGCTACCAGAATACTGTGCGCGAGTCTTGTAATTTTCATCTAACATTTTCTGACCCGCTGTTTTTTGTGGCTCGGCTTTCTTGCCTAGGTTACCTGCCTTCTTATCTTTCTTGGCACTAATACCCGGTGGCAACTTAACCAATTGAGTATCGACAAAACGGACGTTCACCAGTTCCATCGTAAACTGAACTTCTTCGCCTATCTGAGCATTACGTGGGATTGAAACGGATTCGATCACCATGTCTGTATAGATTGCGTGCTTGGTATAAACCACAACAACATCACGCGATTTAAACAGTTCACGAATGGCATCAAATGCCGTCTGGATGCGTGGTGATTCATTGTCGCCACCAAAGTATTGCCCTGCAAACTCACCGCGTAATGGGCTGTTTGTGATCGTTCCTGTAAGCTTCAAACGGTCAGATCGTTCGATCACATGGTCAGTGACTGGCGAACCAGTTTCAACCGGGTTTTGTGTAATCTCGTTGCGCCAGTCATGCAGTTCGTCAAGTGTGGCATCAAAGTCGATTGACGCGATGCCGCCAAAAACCTTAGTTCCTGAACTTGGCCCACCGTAGTAAAAACCTATCATTTAATTACCCATTGAGTTCATATCACGCGCCAGCTTGTCGTTACCTTGACCTAAGATATTGACAACCCCAGTTTCAAGCAAATTAATGTGAGCTTGTGGAGTACCCGGCGGCATGGTGAAATTGTTTGTCTGGTGCACCGTGTTGCTAGTCGGTGAGGCTGGAGCCAAGTTGGGCAACATGGTTGCTGGCGTAACGCTGCCTGGACCAACCTTTGGCAATCCGACATCATTGGATTTATTAAGCAAGTAAGCTGCACCCAAAGCGATGCCAGCGCCAGCAGCAATAGCCCATCCTGTCGGTCCCATTGCAGCGAGTTGGATGGCGAGTACCTTAGCACCCTCAATCATGGCTGTAATACGCATCTTTGCCCACATGGCAGCGTAAGCGATTGCCACATAAGCAAATTGAGCCGTCAATCCTAACAATGCAGCAGTCAAGCCAACCGTCAGAACGTCGCCATTCTTCAAGTCTTTCAGGAAGTCTCCAAACAGCGACTGCCCACCTTGCATGTAGGTGTAAATATCATCGATGGCTAGTCCAAGCAATACAAGAGAAGCCACGACAAGGCCAGCGGGTGACAGAATGGCACCAAGGATGCTCAGAAACCCTCCTAAAGCCATTGGGCCAAACAATGCAAGCAATGCGATGCCAAACACCTTCAATGCGTTAGTGCCACCGCCAACAAAATCAACTAACGATTTAAATCCAGTCTCAATACGGTCAAAGGCATTCAAAAAGAAGTTGGCCACATTGGTGACAACGTGAGATTCACGGTTCATATTCTGAACCATCGTTTTGAACTTGTTACCGATGATGGAAGTTGCAGCGCCAATTGTCATTGGCATTTTGCGGAATTTATCTTCAAAAATGCTTGACATTTTCATGGTTGCTTCAATAACCTGTTTTGAGGTTATCTTGCCTTCGCTTGCGAGCTTTTTCATTTCGCTGCGAGGTATTTTAAGAGCGATAGCCAACTCATCCATGTATTGTGGTGCAGCTTCAGCCATAGCGCGAAATTCTTCGCCCTGCAATGTGCCAGCACCCAATGCTTGGCTAAACTGAGTCATTACAGATGATGCCTCTTGCGCTGTTGCGCCACCAACAACAAGCGCCTGACTGATTGTGTCAGTCACTTTTAGTAAATCACCCTGAGTTTTTACATAGTCCTTGGCTGCATTGCCGATGCGGTTATAAAGCGTACCGTAAGCATCAAGAGACTGTCTGTTATCACTCGCATGTTTTGACACTTCGTTAAATGCGTCTCCAACTGCTCCAACGGTTTGAGGAAGCATACCAATACGCGCCTCCAATGACTGCATCGAATCCGCTACGCCAGCCAAGGCACGCAAAGAAGCAAACGCGGCAATACCTGACAGCATACCTGACAGCTTGTTAATAGAGCCTTCAGCACGGTTCAGGCTTGCCTGATCTACGCCAAAGCCCAAACGGGTAATCAACTCTCTAACAACTGCCATATATTCAATCTTTCTTTTTTATCGCCTGATCTTGATAAGCATCCGACATATCCATTAAAGCGTTTAGTTTCATTAAGTCTTCAACGCTAACCGTCCCATCCTTCACTTCTGAAACTGAGACTTTCCTTGCCAATATCGGACGCCATATCCATAATTCAGACTCTAGGTCAGCTCTTAATTTACCAGGGGCTTCGCCACTTGAGTTTGAGCCCCGGCGGTTAGGCTCCCAAAATTCCCCGCCGCTTTTTTGAAAAAAACCGCAAAGTTCAATTTAAGAACCTCCCAGATCAATTCATAAAAATCAAACAGGTTATCTGCGGTAAACGCCTGATTTACACCCATCGCGTCTTTAATGAAAATCTTTTTCTCAATAAAGTAAACCCGTGAGTTTGCAAACATCGGGAACACAATAGAATCCATCACTTCTTCGGTGAGATTTTCAGCAAGGATATTAGTTACCTCACTCAAATCAGCATCTAGCAGATTGACAGAGCCTTTGCCCTTGGTAAGTCCACCAATGACAGGCAGAATAACCTTGTTCAATCGCAACAGAATTTTGTTAGCGTCAAACGCATTCATTTTCATGGCCGTATATTCAGACTGGCCGATAATAATTGTTTCTGGGTGCATGGTTTTCCTTATGTGTATTTGTTTCAATTATACGAAAAAAAGCCCGTCAGAGCGAATCATGACGGGCCAAC